ACGGTCTTAGGCACTCAACATTGTCCGCACAAATGCCTTCGGAGAGCAGCTCCGTTGTGTCAAACGCAACCAATGGAATCGAGCCACCTAGAGACTACTTGTCCGTTAAGAAATCCAAAAAGGGGCCTCTTAAGCAGATTGTACCACAATTTAATACATTAAAGAATAACTATACTCTTCTATGGGATATGAAGAGTAACGAAGGTTATATTAATGTGGTGGCAGCGATGCAGAAGTTCTTTGACCAAGCAATCAGTGGTAACTGGGCATACAATCCAGAGAATTATCCTGACAATGAAGTACCTGTCTCTGTTATGGCACAAGATCTACTGACTACATATAAGTATGGGTGGAAGACATCTTACTACCAGAATACTTACGATGCTAAGAAGGATATTGATGAGCCAGCCCATCCAATAGGATGGCATGAAGAGGAGGGACTTAACAATCTCATTGATGACTTGTTGAATGCAGACCAAGAAGAATGTGAGGCTTGTAATGTTTAGTAAAGAATTAAAAGAAGGGACTAAGAAATCCCACAACGCAGCAGAGAATACTAAGTTTGTATCTCAATTCCTTAAAGGGGTACTCAATCAGGATGAGTATGCTAAGTTGCTTAGTAACTTCTATTATGTGTATCAAACCATGGAGGAGTGTGTCAGTAAATCAACTGACCCCTATGTGAAAAATCTGCACCGATGGAATGCTACACTATTCAGGACTTCCTTCCTCAGCAGAGACCTTAGATACTACTATGGTCCCTTGTGGAGGGAGTATGCCAAACCCTCTGAAGCTTGTAACACATACTGTTATAGGATCAATGAGGTGGCAGAAAACGATCCATACTTATTGATAGCACACCACTATACTCGTTACATAGGTGACCTGTCTGGTGGACAGATACTTAAGGGCATTGCTCAGAAGGCACTCAACCCACCAGTGGGTGAAGGTCTTCACTTCTATGACTTCCCTCGTATTGAGGACACTAAGGCATGGAAGACTGAGTATCGTAACGTGCTTGATGGACTCAAGTTTGACGAGCAACAGAAGAATGCTTTAATTACTGAAGCAAACTATGCCTTCCGTCTTAACATGTATATGTTTGACGAGATACAAGGTGATGTTGGTAAGTCAATCTGGAAGATATTATGGAACACTATCAGAGGTAAATCATGACCACAGATTATGATGACTCCAATTGGAGAGAGGAGTATAAAGCATACACCTCTAGTAAATATGAGTTAGATCTCTTGGAGAATGGTCCGAAGAGTCTATCCCAGTCATGGATGCTTGGTGCATTACATAACAAATGGAAGAAGATAAAGGGATATAAGGATCCCGAACCACCAGATTGCCAATCGTCATTAAAAGAATCGCTGAAGAAATGGGACTGACCGTTTTTAATTCTGATCAAGTTGATACCACTAAGCAACCAATGTTTTTTGGTAAACCACTTGGTATCCAGAGGTACGATGAATATAAGTACCCTGATTTTGATAAGTTAACTCAGACACAACTGGGTTACTTCTGGAGACCCGAAGAGGTATCACTTCAAAAGGATAGAGGTGATTACAAAACCTTAACGGAGCAGCAGAAGCACATATATACAAGTAACCTGAAGTATCAGATCCTTCTTGACTCAGTGCAAGGACGTGGACCTGGTATGGCATTCAGTCCTTACTGTAGTCTTCCAGAATTGGAAGGGTGCATGGGTGTGTGGGAATTTATGGAGCAGATTCATAGCAGATCCTATACACATATTATTAAAAATGTATATCCTGACCCTGGTGATGTATTCGATACCGTCTTAGAGGATGAGAATATATTGCAAAGAGCAGAGTCAGTTACAAAAGCATACAATGAATTCATTGAGTATGCTGGACAGTACGCTAGTGGAAACATGTGGGCACCTGATGCTCGCCAATCACCAAGCCATTACTGGACTATCAAAGACTTAAAACGTCATCTTTATCGTGCAATTATTAATGTTAACATTCTTGAGGGAATTAGATTCTATGTCAGCTTCGCTTGCTCGTTTGCGTTTGGTGAGCTCAAACTTATGGAGGGATCCGCTAAGATTATCTCTCTCATCGCCAGAGATGAAAGCCAGCATCTTGCACTTACTCAGAAGATAATCTATAAGTGGAAGAAAGGTGACGACCCTGTGATACAGGAGATTGCACAAGAAGAAAAAGAAAATGTAATAGAAATGTTTAAGGCCGCTGTGGATGAGGAGAAAGCATGGGCTGCTTACCTCTTCAAGAATGGTAGCATGATTGGTCTTAACGAACGATTACTTTCACAGTACGTCGAATGGATTGCCAACCGACGTATGAAAGCTATTGGAATTAGTCCTATATACGACATACCTGCTAAGAATAATCCATTACCATGGACAGAACACTGGCTAAATAGTAAAGGTCAGCAGAATGCACCGCAGGAAACTGAAATAGAGTCCTACATTGTTGGAGGGATCAAACAGGATGTTGAATCTAATACCTTTAGCGGGTTTAAGCTCTAGACTTTATAGGAAAGTCAGGGATACCTGGTTTAGAAAATTGAATGAGAAGAAGGACACCAGAGGAGAGGTTGATTGGCTCGCTGAGAGACCCGAAAATTGGTATCAGGGACCACTTATCTTTCCTACGATCTTTGAAGAGAGACCTGAAACGACACCGAAGACCATCCACTCACAATATGAGGAACGGTGGTCGGATTAAGAAATGTATCAGAAATAACAAAAAAGATTGCTAAATAGTAAGGGTATGCTAACATACCTATACGTTCATCCCAAAAGGGACGCAAGTAAGCCGACTCGGAACGGATACGTTCATCTCAGTTATGGAATTCCTACTCGCTGCTGCTGTTACATGCTCTGACTACTACAAAATGGTAGAAAGAGTTAATGGTAAGCACGACTTATCTCCTAACACTAAGGCAGATATAGTTTCCATCTATAAAGATTATTATAGAGATGTGGAAGGTATGAATTGCAACTGGGACGCAAAAGCCGACTGAAGGAACGGGTTTAATCCACCCTACTTTCAGGAGAAAGCCAATGACTACAGTCACTTACCGAGGTGTCAAGTACGACGCTGAAGAGTACAACGCAAAGGTTCTCGATGAGAACTCCAAGCGTAACAGACACGATCTAATGTATCGTGGACTTAAAGTTGTAAAGAAATTTGCAACTGCTTAAATAAATAGTGGGGTCGTAATGACCCCATTTTTTATGCCTATGAAAGATGTACAGTGGTCTGCCTATGTTTTATTGCCTAGTAATAGATTGCAGAAGGTAGAGTTTATGTGTCCATCCAATCTAAGAGAGGACGCAGAGAATAGATGTAAGTCACTCTTTGGTGTGACTGATGTCAGACAATTGAAGAGGGAGTGGTCATGAAGTATCCTTATCCTAAGTCATATATGTTAGTGGTCGGTAACAAAGCTACACGCTGGTGGCCTCCTATTGACATGTCAGATATGTATGATAAGATACATAATTTAAGGGCACGAGGTTATTGGTTATGAAAATAGATACTCAAGGGATGACACTTCCCCTTGATCCTAATTTCAAAGGAAGACCATTAGATGAACAACAAGCAGATTTAAAACCTGCTATCATCAAACCACGTCGCTTATTCACAGACACCTACGTTAAAGAGCTAAAGATCCTACTGAATGAAGTACTTGATGAGCGTGAGGGTAAGATGAATTATGATTCTTACTTTGACACTGAAAAGTTTAAGCATTATGTAGGAGAGGAAGAGCCTCCTTATCGCAAAGACTAAATACCACTACACCCACTGATGGATTGGGATTTAGAGTTACAAATAGAAAAACTGGAGCAAATGTTAACAGTCTACCAAGATCACATCGAGGAACTAGAAGCAGAAGCGATACAGATGAAAGAGGAGATTCTTTTTCTGAAGCAGCAACTTGAATACAAAACTCTAGGCAAACCAAACTATGATACAGATCCCAAAGCGTAAACGCATTGGCGTTATGTGCTCAGGCAAGGGCACAAACTTTGAGAATATAGTAACCTCATGTAACAGACACGAAGTCGTGCTCATGATACATGATAAGAAAGAGTGTGGAGCAGCAAAAAGAGCAGAGAAATGGGGGATTCCACACGTAAGAGTTAAGCATGATAGAGAAGACGAGATGATTGCACTCTTCAAGTCATGGAGAGTAGATCTAATAGTCCTAGCGGGGTATATGAGAATACTAAAGAGACCTTTAGATTTTCACTGCCCCATTATTAATGTACATCCATCACTGCTACCAAAGTATAAGGGATTACATGCTGTTGAACAGGCCCTAGATAGTAATGACAAGATAACAGGTTGTACCGTTCACTATGTGAATGAGGAGTTGGATGGTGGAGAGATAATAGCACAGAGTAAGGTAGATATATTACCTGATGATACTGTTGACACTCTTACCAGACGTATTCAACTTCAAGAGTATGCACTGTTACCACATGTATTAGAACATCATGAGACCACAGTCAGCAAAAGCGAAGGGAAGACTCTTTCAGCAGTGGGTGCGAGATCAACTGATAGAGCAGAGGAATATACACCCAGAGGACATAGAATCACGGAGTATGGGAGCGAGTGGAGAAGACTTGATTATGGCTAGGGATGCTAGACAGAAGTTTCCCTTTAGTATAGAATGTAAAAATCAAGAGAAGTTAAATGTCTATGATGCATACGATCAGGCATGTGCTAACTCTGGTGACCACGAGCCTATCCTATTCATGAAGAAGAATAGGAAGAAGGCTCTTGCTGTTGTTGATGCCGAATGGTTTATTAAAAATGTCCGTATATAATATGTTTTCGGTACCAATCATTCATTATAAGATTGGTAATTGGGAAGTAAATAAAAAGATTATCATGGATGCTCTACCACCAGAGAGTCCAGAGAATTATGAAGAGGAAGGAGGACTATACACAGACTTCTTTAAGAATGCAGACAGAGATAGTACTAAACTACCTCCTTATGGTGAGACAATAATCAATATTATTAAACCATACCTAGCAGACTTCACTGACCAGAGAAGGGTGGAGTTTACTGACATGTGGTATCAGTATCAGAATCCAGGTATAGATCATGGGTGTCACAACCATGGACACAGTGGATGGTCGTCAGTTATATACGTTGAGTTTGATCCAGTGGTACATCAAGGTACCCAATTCTATTCACCATTTAATAACCCTTGGAATGGTAACCTGGAGTTATACATACCTCCAGTAGATGAAGGTAGTATGGTTATATTTCCTTCTACTATTATCCATGAGTCTCTTAAGAATAATTCTGATAAGAGAAGGACTATTGTATCCTATAACTTAAGAGGACATGTGGATGTGGTTAAGTATGAGTTGTGGCAGGGTGATCCTATTGTTAAGAGGATGGTGAAACGTGACTGAATTAGTAACATATAAAGGATCATTTTGTGAGAGACGTACTGATTTTGTTTGGGGTAGACAGATACCAGACGAAATATGTGATGGTCTATTAGAATTCTGGGACAACCAAAGATTCTTACCTGTAACACCAGGTCAGGTGTATGACCAAGGAGAGATTGGTGTTAATAAAGATCTAAAAGACTCTATGGATGTCCATATACCTCATCAGATTGGAATGCCCCACATACAGGAGTATAGAGAGGCATTACAGGGGGTATTAAATGATTATTGTGAGAGGTTTCCTTTCTGTCAGACCTCTAGGTTTCAAATGGTTGAACCAATGAGTCTACAATGCTACCCTATAGGTGGTGGGTTTAAGGAGTGGCATACCGAAAGGTTAAGTCCTCTACCAGGAAATGTATACAGACACCTAGTCTTTATGACATACCTTAATGATGTACCTGATGGTGGTACCGAATGGTATCATCAAGACCTTTACATTCCAGCAAAGAAAGGTTATACTGTCATATGGCCTGCCGACTGGACACATTTCCATAAGGGCAGGGTCTCTCATACATCTGAAAAACAAATCATCACTGGGTGGTTCTCATTTGTCTGAAGAAACTTACTACCAATACTTACTACAACAGTATCGACTAGCTATGCAAGATCAAGGGGCAATCCCCAAAGAATCTCAGGATGAAACATGGAACAGAGCACTTGATATATTCATCGAGTCTGTCCATAAACCTGACAATGCATTACGCACTTGTGCTCACAATCAGAAGTGCTATAATGAACTCATGTGGATCAGAGATGACATCATAGACCACTTACAAACACTACGGAGAAAGTAAAATGACCTGCGGATTACATGGAAAACTGGACGCTGCTGTCGCAGCAGTCAAAGAAGCACTGACAGTTGCACTGGATGGTGACTTTGCAGAGAAAGACTTAGAGGATATCCTCGCAGCATACACTAACCTTAAGTCAGTTAGTAAGAGAACTCAACACGAGCCTCAGATTACATTCACACCAGACCCTACTCTCGGTGGAGCAGTAGAGTTTAATGATAATATTAACATCAATACAGATGAATTTTATGGTGCAGCAGAACCAGTTACCATTGGTAGTGGAATCATGGGTGGAGCTGGGTCTGACGTGATCACCTTCGGCAATGACATTACCTTTACTGATAGCATTGATAAGGATGATTAATTGAGGTGTGGGTATCCATACCTATAGGGGTTGACAGAAATTTAATCTTTGCTATATAATTATGTAACGTTACTTAACATAAGTTAACAGCATGACACAATCAGTGGCAAAACGGTACACAACTACCGAGTACGGAAAGCAAAACATCTTTGCCTCCGAACCTCCAATACAAGTTGACTACGAGTCAGACTATTGGAAGAATGCTGAGTTGCTCAATGGTCGCCTAGCGATGATTGGTTTATTCGCAGCAATTCACAACTATGCCATCTTCGGATGGATTATTCCAGG